TGAAAACTTCCACCATTTCTCAGGTTCCCCAATATGTTTAGTAGCAATATTTTTCATATACCAAAACGGTAATTGTGGAACTATATCATTACCATTTACTACATTAATTAATTTTGTAAGATTTGTGTCACCACCATAAACTAATCTTAGTATAAACACATCACAACCACTCTTTTCTGCCAACACTCTCGGAGCACCAAAGGTGTATGTGTGTATAGTCAAATCGGGATAATGGAATCGTAAGTCCTCATGAGCTAGAATACACAAAGCCCCGCCTAAACTATGTCCTACTAGCGTAACTTTCCTTGCTTTTTTGCACGTATCTAAAACTATATCCCGCACATTTTTATACTGGCTTAAAAATCCGCCGTGAACATAAAACGGCTGTTCCATATCTTTATATGGGATTACATAGAAGTTTAAAAGCCAATCTCTCCAATCCATACTGCCTTGAAAGGCAATTAAAATATTATCGTCGTTTTCTTCAATAGCATACTGAGTCTCTCCTACGGATTGCCAATTTTGGTAAAGTGCTTTTTTAAGAGCTTGTATTAGGTTCATAAAGCCTCCTATTGTTTCTTTCTAACTGCTATTAGCCGTATTTCTAAAATGCCCAAATACGCAGATGCAATTGATGTTACAGTCCCACCACTGGCTTGATACAATTCAAATAGCACAGACTGCCCTTTTGTTAGATCATATATTAAGCTGCCTTGCATATTACTACTCCCAAATGTTGATGCAATTAATTTTTCTCTGACTCCGTTTATATACAGATCCAGTTCCATCCCATAGGAAGTATCAAGTGCTAACCCTGCTCTGATTTCATACGTCCCAGATATAGGGACAGTGAAAGTTCCAGTAGTTGGGTCATAAGCGGAATGAGAATCAGTTATTTCATTAGCCCATTTAACTACAGTAAATACGCCACTACTAAATGTTTGCCCCCCACTATCTGTAGCAGATACAACAACAGTTCTAGCATCATGTTGCACTACTTGCCAGTTTCCATTAACTGATGCTAACTTAATTACCTCCCCGTCTCCTTCTAAATACCAGTTACTAGCGGGTTCGCCGTTTATTGTCTGTGCTCCTGTTCCGGGGTCATAGGTATTAAACAATACTTTCCCTGTTCCGCTTCCTGTTCTCCAATAAGTGCGTTCTGCCGTCTGCCCGTTAGCATCGGGAAGGTTTACCGTAACATCAGTTGCATCTGTAATATTATATTTTGCTCTAATAGGCGCTAATTCGTTTAGCACATCTTCTACATTGTCATTCTTGAGTAGCCCTGCTGAATCTTCCACATATATTTTAGACGCCTCAAGTTTGCGCCAAGCTGTAGGTGATGTATCGGGCTGATTGCCAATGTTAGTATTAATTAGAGAAACATAAAATGTTCCGCCATATTGAACTATATCATTGATATTATAAGTTTCGTTTGATTGCCATACAGTACCGCCAGAAATATTAACTATCGCCCAATTTGTAGTATCTATTAGCGGATCATTACCTTTATTGTTATTAACAAGTGATTTATAGAAATTGCCTTGTCTAGTTACGACTTCATATTGATTATATGTTATGCCTTCTTGCCATTCAGTCCCAAATGAATTATAAATCTCCCACCACAATGGAGATGTGTCTGGTTGATTGCCTTGATTATTATTCTGTAGAGATTTGTATAAAACACCGTTCCATTGAGTAATCTCTCCCGCCGAATATGTATGAGCAGAAATCCACAATTTGGGAGGCGCAGTCGGATTAGTCTCGATATTTCCATCACTATCAAAATATAAATAAGTATTCGCTCGTACTGACTTTGTAGGCAAATCTAAAGACGCTGCATCGTCTGATATAGGAATTTTAACAGTTCTGCCTAATTCTTCTGCCAGTTGTTGCACGCTCATAGTAACCTTATCTGTCATTTTTTCTAAGGTCTGTGCAGGGAACGGTTCATTATCTCTCAAATCTACCTCTTGGAGATAATCCATATTCCTAGCAATAGTAATCTTAGTTCCGGCTGGATAGGCGGTTGTAGTGACAACATTTAATCCAGAAATTGAATAGTCCACTCCCTCAGTCAAGACATTCTCTGCACCAGACAAATCAGTATATATTACTTTGATATATTTGGCATTCCCATCACTATCTAAAATTACATCAAAGGTAATTGGGAATGTGGTCTGAGAGCCATTACAATTATATATAACTTTATTAGTACTGGAAGATATTGACATTTTCCACCTCCAAAGGAGTTTTTCTTATTCCAAACCCAAGCGAGTTTAAAAATGCTTCTAATTGTTCCTGCTCACCCATTACAAAACCTACCATATTTTGTAATGGGATTGGCTGCCATCCTATTAAAGAATGTATCACAAAAGCAGGGAATCTTGAATAATCTATAACACCAGTTTTAGCCCTAAAACTTACAGTAGCCCCTTCTTCTAATAGATCATTTAGAGTATTAAAGCCACGTCCAGCCCAATCTTCACCCGTTACCATTTCTTGAAACGTCCTATAGAATACACCACCTTTTGCATGCATGAATCTAAACGGATTAAACACAGCCCTAAGTGGATCAACAAAATGACCTAAAATAGAATAGTAGTACTCATGCATCCCCTCATCGCCAAGTAATCTAAAAATCGGAGTAATATCTACCGATAATATCTTTGCGATATTGCCAGATTTTACTGCTAATTCATATCTTCTAGCCATTTCTTTTACATCACCGCCAGCCATAGCAAAGTTTCCAAGTAACGTCAACCCTAATCCTCGAATCGCTATTCTCATCCAGAATCGTCTGTAAACTTCGCCCTCTACTCCTTTTTTAAATGCTTTAAATACTGTACGTAGGTTCGATTCTGTCCAATCCGGAGCTAAAGCAAAGATTTTAAATATATGTTGTAGTGTTGGGTTTCTGCCAATTCTTTGTAAATGTAGGCCTCCAAAATCATCATTCATCTCATTGGCTACTATCTCGGCCAACTCATTAATATTTTTGTCAGGATATTCTTTCATAAGTTTACTTAATTCTCTTACTGCTGCCATAATTTTAAGATTAGCTCCAAGCCCTTCAAATAGCCATGATTCATAAGCATCTCTCATGCCCATAAGTGTTTTCTTTATTTCAGCTATTGGAGCAATCTTATCAACCAACTCTCCTAATTTAGTTCTCTGCTTTAAAAGCTCGGCATCCCATTCTTGCTTTAATCCAAGCGTAAGTCCGTTACCGATTAAAGTTTTTACTGCGGGATGCATTGAGAGAATCATATCTTGACCAGCTTTATAAGATGCAACCAAATTAACGTCATTTAAATCAATATTACCGCCAAGCAAGAATGATCTCAGGAATGCTTGAGCATGAAATAATGATGTAAACAAAATATTGTGTTTGAGCATATTTTGTGCTTTATCTAGGGCTTGAATAATCTTCCCAGCAGTTCCCGGAATCTGTTTTAAGGCAGAAACACCGAAAATATTATTTAAATTATCCGCTACTCTAGCTGGAGCATATACTTCTGTTTTCTTTAAAACTGCACCCTTATCTGTCACAATTACGTCTCGATCATAAATCGGCTTAAATGTAATTTGTTCTCTTTCCATGGCCTCAGTGGCAACATCTTTTACAACATTTTCAACCTCATCGCCTTTAGCTTGTCGTATCTTATTTATTGCACTTATCGCCTCATTTTCAGTAAATCCACGTGCAACTAGTGCATTTTTTACAATAGTTGCTAGCTTATCCAATTTAGATGCGCCAATAGTTGGTTTTACAGTCTCTTTTACTTTATTTAAATCACGCATATCATTCATTAACTCGGCCAACGATACAGTATCAACGTATGTCCACACTTCAAAGTTAGGTATCTTGACCTTTTTATATCCTTCTTTATATCTTGTTGATAATAATTTCTCGCCATTTTCATCTCTAAGATGAGCTAAAGCATTAAGGAAGTTTTTATTCTCAATAATTTGAATAAGTGTGCGTCGCATTGTATGCAACGCTTGTACCGGATCGGTTATCCTGAGTTTATATCCTTTAGCCCATCCTTCAACTATTGTTGAAAACTTTCGTTGTTTTAGATGTGGAGTAAAAGTAATAAACGGGTTATAATCTTTGTTTGTAATATTCTCTTTCTTTTTTACGTCCCAAAATCTAGGAAACCAATTATCCAAAGCATTCTGAACTATTTCAGCATCAACGGCAGCCTGACTAATTTCATCTGCTTTAGATTTTAATTCATCAACAATCTCGTCAAATTCCGATGGGAGATCTCTAGCTATATCTATTATTTTTCGCTCATATTCGCCAACTTGAGGTCTATATAGTTCTAAATCGGCTTCTTTGGATTTGGCATCAATAGCAACAAGTAAAGCCAACTTCATATCTTCCTTTGTAACGCCTTTAGGAAGACCGATAGAATCAATAATCTTATTAATTCTGTCTGTCATCTTTTTAGCATAGACATCGTTTTCATATAACCTAGTGTCTCTTTTGTAGAAAAAAACTTTTTTATATCTGTCATAGGATTCTTCTATTGGAGTTTTTGCAGAAGAAGATCCTTTAAAATTTTGGGCTTCTTGCTGATACTCTTCATATATTTCATGATCCGTCTTTTTCGGCTTAACTAGAATCACATCTTTCGGCTCAGAAAATTGTCCCGTTTCAGTAGTTGATACTTCATCGTTTATTGTTGTGACTTCAGGCTTCGATTCAACCTCTGCCTCTGTTAAAGTGCCTCGTGGAGAATCAACAGCAAAGCTCTCTTTTAAAGCTCTAATCGAATGACCCGGCAATCCCGTTACAAAGAATACTCCGAGACTTTGTCTCATAGTTGCCATTAATTCCGAAATAGCAGCTTTGCCATCTAATTGGAAATCTGTATTATTAAATTTATTTGCCACTAATTTGGCTGCATTATCGATGATTATATTTGTAAGATTTTGAAGTGTTTCCTGTGCTGTCTGTTCTGTAGTAAATAAAGCCTGTCGGCCTAAAAAACGCATAATCAAACTTCTATATTTATTGGATCTCAATGTCCGCAAAACAGCCTGCATCACAGATGATTCTAAACTCTTACCAACAACACTGCCAGCTAGCCATTTTAATTGGAATGACTCTAATGCAGTGTTAGCAATTCCCACAGTTAAAGCACCTAGTTTTTTAAGATAATCCGGTATAGGCTTGCCATTTTTATCCTTTAGATTAGATAATCGTTCATATTCTCCGCCAAGTTCCATCTTGAAAATATCACTAAGCGTTACAGCTCCAGTACCAACACCCATTGCGGCCATAGCTAAAGCAGGGTTAGCAGTTAAAGCGCCAACTGCAATACCGGCAAGACCGCCAACAATACCGCCTTTTAAGAAGTTAACATACTGTTGACCAAACATTTCTGTGGCATTTTCTACCCAACCTAATGGCTGATTCCATTTGTATTTATTCCCCGGAATCTGTCTCATTTCTCTTTCTATTTCTTTTATCTTTTCATCAATTTGTTGTTCCTGTTCGCCGGTTAAATCCCTAGCCCATTTCTCATACCATAATAAGGCTTTTTGTCTGCTTAAAACTCCTCGTCTCCAAGCATTCTTAAGATCACCCCAAAATGTCTGATGATTGGCGTGATTATCTCCAGTCCAGCTTTTTAAAATATCATCTACATGTCTATATGCCTCATCTTGTGGAATATGAAGAACTTTAGAGAAAAATATCGAATTATTTATCTTTGCTTTTTCTGCATCAACATCTAAATCAGGCTCATAGGCTTTCTGTGCTTTTAGAATATTTTCGATCTTTTCATCTGCAAATGGCGGCACAAGAGGATTAGCAGTAATAACGCCATTAATATCAATTGTATGCGTCCCTGTGGGGAGAGGAAGAATGTCGCTCATAATCCACCTCCCCATGTGCCTAGGTCACTGAAAATGTCAGTAGTAGCTGCCGCTGATGGCGGTTCTGGTTTCTGAGGTTTTTGTTTCGCTCTCCTAACCGCCTTATTGATGTTTTTCTTTTTGCCAATCGGAACTGTGGTAGTCTTATATTTTATTTGCCCCTGTGGAGTAAATCCAATTGCCTTAGTAGTCTTTTCTACCCATTCTCCATTCTGATATACATATCTTACTTGCATAATCTCGCCGGTATTAGCAATATAAGCAAACGTAGATGGCGGTTGCCATTCATCAAATGTGTCAATTAGTCCAGCTTTCTTGCCAGTTCCGTATGGAGTTACATGAATACTCCAATACTTACCATTTTTGCTCTGAAATACCGCTTCACCCCAAGGAGTTATAAAAAATCCTCTAGTAGGATCAAATCCTCCGGTTAAATCTTCATAAACAGGATTAGTAGCAAACTTTTCAAATTGTTTCCATTGTTTGACTGCCAAATTTTTAAATAAAGGCTTGTATTTTTCAAACTCTTCTGCCGACAATCCGGCAAAACCATAATTAGAAATAAACTGTTCTAATTGTTCTATTTCATCTGCCTTTGTGGCATCTGATAAGTCAATGCCTTTATATTCCCCCTTTAGCCATTTACCTAAAAGTCCTCGTTTCTGTACCATACTAATAGTCACGTCACTCTGTTGTATAATAGATTGAATTTCTGCATACGTAAACGGACGTATTTTACTAAAGGCTTTATTTAAAAGCTCAGTAATCGCCTGTTGATCAAGATTATAATTCCCATTCTTATCAAACAACTGCTGTCTGTACATCTGTCTTGCTTCTTGAGCCACTCTATCTACAGTAAGTCTTGGAGCATATTTATAGGCAGATTGAATTCTTGCTTTTAACATACTTTCAAAAGCTGAGTTCTTATCAAAATCCTGTATTATCTGTCTTACGTGCATGAAGTTTGTTGCAGTAAATAGAGGGCGTCCATTCTCATCTGTTTTGCTAAAATATGGCTCTAAAGCTAAACTAATCTGATCCCAACTATATCCTTTTTGCCATAAAGAATAGGCTTTCATTAAAACCTGATTTTCAAATGCCAATCTCTTTGCTTCAATGCCTGTTCCAGTTACTTTTTCTTTAATCTCCCTCTCATAGGACTTAACCATATCAATTAAGATTTTATAATGACTTGGATTTGCTCGGCCTAGTCCTTGTCTTTGTAAATTAGCAATCTCTTGATACATTAAATCTGGAGACATGCGTTTTTCAATCGGAGCATTAAACATTGATAGCCCCTTAATATAAAGGGCATTATCCATATCTTTAACTTTCTGAGTATATAATTGCTGAAATTGTTCTCGTTTATTTAAAGGAATATCCCTTGTCGTTCCGTCATAGTCCGTATAAGTCCAATTAGCAGGATTGGACATATATTTCATAGCCTCATCAAGATTCATTGTATCCAGTTGCAAGGCTTTTTCTCTAAGCGCTATATTTAAAAAGCCTTCAGATAATGTTTGCTCAGCTTCAACGTCAGATATAGTCCCAACCTGCTGGGCTGATTGTACTAGATTAATTAGCCCTTCTTTATCACCACGATCTATATATGCCGATGCCTGTGTATTAAAATCATAACGCAATTTCGTTTTGTGAAGCTGTAAAGCCTGTTGAAATATGCGTTCTTGACTGTTTAGGACATCTTTTGTGAAATAATTTTCAAATGCTTCTTTGCCCTGTTTAGTAAGAAATTTGTCCGATATAAATTGCTTAAACGAATCAGATTGTTTATTAAAATCATCGAGGGCTTGCATATAATATGGCTGATTAGTTTCAGGATCAATTTTATACGGATTGGCTAAAAACTGATTAAACCAATCCATTTTAGCCTTAGACCACGCGTTTATAGCATTATGATATTCCTGTACTGCGGTTTCCTGTTCGAGTTTCTGATAATATGTATTAGCAGCATTACTAAGCTGTGTTAGTAAATCCAAAAACTCCATCAGATTATCTCCTATGTGCACCAAACCCACCACCCGGAGATGCGTTGCCAGATGCGGGTTCGTACTTGCTAACAATATTTTCTGCTATTTTCTTGAAATCATCCATTGTTAAGTCTTTCTTCCCAGTTAAAGCCTGCCCAGCTTTTCTAAACAAACCACTTAACCCAAAGAATTGTTGATCTTGGAATTGTAAACTCAACTCATATCCTTTATATAACCATTCCTGAACTAATCTTACTTTATCATCATGAGTTAAGTTTGCATCTTTTGTTACAGATTGAATGAAATCTTCCGAATGTTGATTCCATCGTTTAAATGCGTTATCTTGCCACGGCCAAGTACCATCACCTTGTTTGTAAGATACCCAATCTTTCATTTGATTTTCATACTTTCTGGCAGTATCCCTAGACACATTCTCTCTAGTATTCTGTCTTACAATATTAGCCTCTTGCGTTGCTTGTTCTAACTGTGTATTAATACTACTTGTATTTATATCATACGTTGTCTGTATATTCCGCTCGGATTCTTCTTGCTGACTTTGAACCTGTTGCGTAAGAAATTCATAAGACGCTTGCGGACTCCCCTTGATTCCACTTGTTCCTACTGCAGCTTGAGCACTTCCTAGAAGCTGAGTACCTTTTAGTACCTGTTGCTCATGCTGAAACATCTGATTAGTATACCAATTGTTTAGTCGAGCAATATTAATGTCATGCCACTGTTGAGCCGATTGTTCCATAAAATCTGCCCGTCTATATCCCTGCTTGCCTTCATATTTAACACCAATATCCCACACTCCAGTAAAAGGTTGCAATTGATACGGCTGAATCTGCCCTAATTGATTAGCTATCTGCCAAAACTGTAGAAAACTATTCACACCGCCAAGAATATTGGAAATTGCAGGATTATAACCAGTTGATGGCGGATTATACGCATAAGAGGTATCCGTGTAATATCCTGTATCCCCATATAAATATCCAGCCATATCAGCCTCCTAATCCATAAACACCCATATCAGGCATAATTGAAAGAATAGTCATTGGCAAAGGCTCGTCCTGTACAACATAAATCCATCCTTCTGTACTGTAGTTTCCGGCAAAAGAAATAAACTTATCTCCGGTTATATGAGATGGCGTAACGCCAAGATATTGTCTGTCATATAGTATTGGCGATAAGTGATTTAAATCATATCCTACTTTCCCGCCTAAAGTATTGAACATTCTAAACCTAACCTGATTGATTCGTTTTACCTTAGTCTGAGTAGTTCCAGTTGGTAAAGTAATCTCAATTCTCATTGGTCTTACAACCGCATCTTTCCAAAGGCCGACATAAATCTTATTATAATAATTACTAAGCGTAATCTCACCACTACTTACGGTCTGGGGTTCTACTGAACCGCCATCTGCGTTAATTTTAACCTCTTCGCCTTCCAGATGACTTAACCCAGTTACTTTAGCCGTCACCTTTTTAAAATTACCACCGCCAGAATATGTACCAAAAGATGATGAATCTATAGAACTACCACCGTCTATTGTCCATAATTCAAATGTAGAACCAACCACATTTTTAACTTGATAAACATTGTCATTAACCTCGGTCATTCCTTCTACGTCTTGAATTTTAATTAAATCTCCATCACTTGGCGGAGTCCCTGAAGTTGTAACAACAGCAGGGTCGGCATTGGTAATATTCGTAATAGCCTGTGCTGAGCCGCCATCCCACAGGACAGTCGAATAAAGATAAGTAACGTTCTGAAGGGCAAACATATCAATAGGGTCAAAAACCTCTATATACTGTACATCACTACCATTTATTGTTCTACTTACTGCTACATAAACATCATCGCCGTTTTCTCCCGGAATAACCGCTACGCTATTAAATTGACCATTACATGTAATTCTACACCAACCCATCGTCTTAGCTTCTTTTTGCAGAACCAATAAAGCTAATTGCCCGTCCTGTCTAACAAACCAAATAATATTATACGGGTAGTTCTGATATGCAAACTCTTTAAATCCAGTAGAACCACCAATATGATCTGCTAAAAGAGTCAAATCAGGAGAAACATAAGATTGGAACTCATTGCTCCAATAGTAATTGATTACTTTATTCCCATGTCGCTGAACAAAAATTACACTACCATCAATTAATTTCGCTTGAATATTATTAGACCCAAAATTAGAAGTGCGCTTAAATACAGCCCCTCCAACTAATGGGGTTATAATTCCATTTACTCCAACCAAATAAGCCTCTCCGCTGGCAGCACCAATAAGTAAATGCGAATAGACCGACAAAATCCACATAATATGGGCATCTTTTAAAGCTAATAATTCAAATTCACATGGATCTTTAGAAGTAGGCGGACTAACAAGAGTAAAATTGTTATAAACACCAATTTCACTTAACCAAACATAATTCGGGTGATTATCTGTAGCGCCGAGAACTAGTCTATTTTCATGAATAGCTATAACAGCAGGATAATCGCCCGCTCCTCCATTTAAATTAGATGGAGCCCCTGTAGCCAATGAATAAGCGCCAAATGTCCATGCAGTTGGAGAACCGCCATATACCAGACTTTGAATTGGATGATTGTGGTGTACAATTAACATCTCTGTATTTGATAACATGACATATTTTAAATCAAATAACTCATCTGTAGTATAGGGTGTGGCAACTTCAACTGGAACCCCTGCCGACTGAACCTGAATACGATTTTGATAGAACCTAATATATCCGGCTCCAAACTCGAGAACAAATGCCTCGTCTGCACTAACAATAAACGGTATTAATCTGACTGATCCCGCCTGTCTAGCTTCTGCAATATACCACGTCCCGGGTGATTTTGTTACTCCACCTTGAGGAAGCGGAATCATGTTTTCCAAGATAGAACAACCGCTATAATATTGCGGTAAATCAGTACGCCCATCAAGTTTATGAGACAATTCTCCACTCATGAAATTAGTAATGATAGGCGAAACCTTAAACACCCTTTCCTCCTTAACCTAAGCTAGACCACCACACATCACCAACAGGTCTTTGACTTCGTTCTTGTCCGTCTTGATCAACAGCTCGCATTTTAAACATTTCATATTCATTCATTAAAGCCTGTTTTAATTGCACTGATTGTGCTATAGGAACCGCTAATTCTACTGCTAACCGCAAACTTATAGCCTCTACAAGCCCCGGATCATATTTCTTTGGATCAGTCAATTGCTGAATATAGAGGATAACACAAGGATTATAATTGCAATATAGCGCTTCTCCTTCGACCATAAACTCCAGATACGGGTTAAACTCTCTTGTATCATTATCAATCAGCCCAAGAACTCTCAAACACTTTGGATCAGTAGGAAGCTGATAAACATAGGTATATTGAGTATTATTAGTAATATCCAACTCTGCCAAAGAGTCTCGTTTTAAGGCACATCTCCAAGGATAATCTCTTAAAGTCCAATCTCTAACCTGTGGGTATAATAGATTGCACATTTTAGCCTCAAGCGTATTTTCGGATAAATCCGAAATACGCTGAGGACTAGCAACTTTAGCTAAAGCTAGATTACAAATTTCGACAACTGAATCAGCCATTTATTTATTCCTTTTTCTTGAGTTGTTTCTTGGGCTTTTTGGGGTTCTTTGATTCTTTAGACTCTCCAATTGGATTTGCGCTAATTGGGAATACCTTTTGCTCAGTTTCAATAATTTCAAAGTACGGAGAAGGAGGCTTTTCGCCTCCTTCATATATATCGCCACGATACCATCTGCGTTTCCAGAAATAGTCTCTCACGCAAACTGCTTTATAAACCATCTTAGCCTCCATTATAGACTCCATTAGCCTACATCAACCCACGCATTTACAGCCCCAGCAGTTGGATCTTCAACTCCGCATTCATAGAAAGCTCTTACATAACGTTCGTGCTCATCCGGAAGAGCAAGTTTCACAAACTCAAAACCGGACGTCAATGCTGTTACAAGAAAAGCATCAGTCTCAGATAGAGTTCGCCAAGTAGAATTGTCCGCACTATCCTGAAGTTTTACCTGCACTGTGCCTGTAGAAGTTGCGCTAGCAAAATTTTCTGTAACAGTAACCCTCAGAAATAGTGGGCTACCAGCCCCCATATTAGGATCAGCTACCCCAAAATCTATCACATTGGTGCTAGCCGCATCCCCAGTTATAGCCTGATTTGTGCTAAGTCGAGATTTATAATCAACAACAGCCATAATTTACCTCCTATAAGTTAATCTGCCTAGCTAACAGCAGATTCGTTAATAATACCCTCAGCCAAATGTATAGGCATTGTCTGGAACATAGTTACAGGCCTACCAAAAATATCTTTGGCTGTATAAAACCCATTCTGCTTGTTCATTGCAGCAACAGCCAACTGAGCATAAACATCCCTGTTGACATACATCACTGCACCACTCCCCATGTTCGGAAGCTTTGCCATTGCCTCAACCACTTTATCAATATCCAAAGGAGTAGTACCAGAAGTATCAATATTGGCAATTCTCTGAACTGCCCTATCATCTTCAACGGCAAGACCCCACCAAATCTTAAAGTGATTGACATAAGCCAACATTTCACCATTTCCATCAGGAGCATCAACGAGTTTAACTCCCAAATCCTGATCCTCAATTCCAAGATTCTTGTTGCTCTTTGGATAGATCAGATATGCAGTCTCTTCGCCCCACTCGATTATCCATGCAGAAGTAAGATACGAACCACTCCCGCCGTTATCAGTAACATTATCAAGAGAAAGCGAGTTATATCTTGTAGCAAGACCGTCAATATAAACTGGATTGCTAGCACTGTTACCATAAAGCAAATCTGACATCATGGAATTAGAAAGACCAAGCAGAAATCCCTTAACTCTCTTAAATCGCTCTTTCTTTGGATTGGGCGAAATATCAATCAGAGCCTTGTCAGCTTTAGCAAGCGCTTCTAACATCTCTATCGCCTCACGCTTGTTTTGAGATGTAGGTTCCTCATCACTTATTCCACCATTAAACTGTCTTCGTGTCCCACTAGGCAAAGAAGTTCTTATCTGCACAACATGGGACATTGTATCATTCGCCTCAACCCAAGGCGCATCTTTCAAGAATGGGTTCTTTTTCTCAAGAACCTCTGCTATGGAAATAACATTCCCGCCTACAAGACCTTTGGCCTTTTCGACAAGAGTGTAATTGGTAGCTGTTAAAGTAGCCATAATTTACCTCCAATTCTCTCAGAATTTATTCCATTCCGGGAGTATTGGGGAAAGAATACCCTACATCATCCGACTTGTTAGAGGCAGATAATGCGCCTTCAAGTAATGTGTCTTCACCGACCTTTTCAATTAAACTATAAAGCATCCTATTGAATGGGACACTGTTATAAAACCCATTGTCTTTAGCCCATTTTAGAAACTCCGGCATATCACCAAAAAGCTTCAATGCCAATTTTTCAACTTTCAGTTTGCGTTCCTTATACTGATCGCCCCACTCTTTCTCTAGCTCTTCAATCTGAGCTTGTTTAGCTTTTTCAGCATTAAGAGCATTTTCTTCAGCCATCTGAGTTAAAAATCTATCTACGAGACCAAGCACGTTTTCTGCCTGTTTAGAACTAAGACCGGCATCAAAAGCAATTTGTTTAAACTGACTAATAAACTCTTCAGGCAGAAACTTGCCATCTGGCAATTTATACTCATCAGGCGACTCGGGACGACCAAGTTTTTTAAAGAACTCGTCCCATTCCTCCTTAGGCGCATCTTCGGCCGGAATCTTTAAATTAGATTTTTTGGCCGATTCTAACTGATCATACCATTCAATAGCCTTGCGAACAAATGTGCTTGGCTTAGTATGTTCAGTAACAAGCGGATGATTCTGTAAATCCTTTTCAAGTGCTGCACGCCATCCTAATGATGACTGCTCATTTGTTTGTTCTTGTTTCTGTTCTTGACTCTGCTGATCCTTGTCAGACTCTTGAACATTCTGAACATTTTGAATGTCTTGTTCTTGAGTCTGTCGATCAGTGTCTTGAACATTAATATCACCCATACCCCTTTACTCCTTTCATTCTATATTAGGTTGAACGCTCATTAAGCGATCAACTATATCCCAAATATGTGAAGCATCCCAAATGCCTAGCTTATATAAAAGCGTTTTAGCATAATTGCTTAACGCCTGCTCTTCAGGTGTTCCTATTTGCATTGAAAACATCTGAAGATCATTTAAAATATCAGTTAATACTACTCGTCCCTCTGGAGTATCAAAAACCTTCCGGTAAAGAACTACCAGCTTCTGGCGTTCCTGTTTCGCCTCCGGGTTCGCCAACAAGTCCGGCAAGCCCTGAAACTCCTTGCGGGACGGTACCTTTTTGCTCACGTTGCCCCCCTTGCATTTGCGCATTTTGTAACATTTGCATTGCTTTAGCTCGATTTTCTCTTATCTTGTCTATCTCAGCTTTTGGCCTAATCAAATCAATTGGCATCCCATTTCTTTCGGCCAAAGCTATAGCTAACTTATCACTATCAATAACATCTAAAATATCAGGATAGAACTGCGTTAAAGGTAATAATTGATTAAGTCCTTCAGTAATCCCTTGCGTTCCCTGTAATCTCTTCTGTGCTTGTGCCATTGTTCCAATATAATCAATTCCTAATCCTTGCCCAATTAACCTAATATACTCTTTAGGAGGCGGAGGAATACGGCCAGCTCTAATTCCAAGAATTAAAGTTTTCTGCAATATCGGGTCTAAAAACTCACTATTAATTCTTCCCATTACCGTACCTAAAACGGCAGCCTTTTCGCCAGCTAATTCTATGACCTCTCTAGCAGTCATTTCTGTCTTAGCCTGAGCTATCCTAGAAAGCAATAAGAAGAAATCAACCTTTAACTGTTCTCTAATACTATTTCTGAGATTCATTACGATGTTTTCGGCTATAGGATACTGAACGCCTGTTAAAATAGGTTTAATCGTTCTAGCCGGATTCGTGTAAGGGATCATTCCGTTAGGCACTAAAGGAAGTTCAAATCTCATTTCAGCCGGATACTGCATAGGAGGCTTAACAGCAATTTGTCCAGCCTGCAAGAGGTCTTTCCCGATAGCATTTAACCGTATAATATCTGGCAAAGCATCCCATACATAAGACCGACCATATTCCTCCGATGTCGCAACTTTGAATCTCCAAACTACATACGGGAATTCATCATATCCGCTCTCTTTTAAAACCAAAGCCTTACCATCGGTTCCGCTAAAATCCAATAAGATATATAATGAAAGCCATGGTTTGTTCTTAGAATCAATTCGTTTTGGATCACGCAAGATTCTAGGTTCCACAATATGAAGAACTTCATACTCTTCAAACGGAAATTCTTTAAGCCGCTTAAGTTGCTCCGAATTAAATGGCTTTTGGCCGAATTCCTCCAATAATTGTTTACCTGTCATGTAAAAATGTCTATAAACTGTATCTACTTTCCCATGTTTATTTGTAGCTATGTAAGCCTCTTTAGGATGTCTTGGCATAAAATTAAGTGCTTTAATGTCTTCATCTTCCTCAACATATAAAATAGTCGTTCCTATGCTAGACGCATCTGCAATACAAGTCGCAGCAGCATCATAGAAATTAGATTGCTCTAGTTCTGCATAAATGCCTCTTTCTGCCTCATTAAGCCAAGACTTGACTGGTCTTTCGTCTTGAAGTCTATAATCATGAACAGTCAATCTAAACCATGGAGAAGCTCGTGAAATAATATATCCGGTAAAAGCATCAACCATGAGAGAGTGAGCGGACAAAGCGGTACTATCATAAATATTTTTTACCCTAATTTCAGTCTTGTCATCAAAAGCATTCCGTCTAGGATAAACATATTGAGTAATTAAATCCCAGACCTCTTCATAGAATGTACGCTTTTCTTTGAGAGACTCATATTTTGTTAGATAAGCGTCTAAATCAATTTTAGTAGTTTGTGCCATTTGACATCATCCTAAATGCTTGTTCAAATTGGCTTGCAATCGGAAGTAAATTAGGATAAGCATTAGCCGCTACCATTTTAGCCCTATCAGGATCATACGGAATCAACTTTTGCCCCATCTGAATCAAATCGTGCATGTCCATAGATGTGATATTCGTTTTTTCACTAAGCTGTTTCACAAAGTCATTAAAATCAACAACCTTCCCATCTATAACCACACCATATAGATTGCCAACAGAGTCCTCAACAACGGGAACTGGAGTATATCCAATATAGATCGTAGTTCTAGTAATTCTCTGCCCGCTTCCCGGAGCAACATACTTTCTCTTTTTCTCCTGATATGCTGAACCCAAAAACCCTTTTAAGAACTCTTTTTTCTCTTCGTCTGTCCACGGGATTAAATCATAAATCCCGCTGAAATCATTTTTACCAGACATACTTACCTCCGATTTGTATTATAACACAGATAAGAAATAAAATCAAGAGTATATCTAATTGATAGTCATAAATAAAAAAATAAAGCCTAGAAAGCCTACTTGAAAGTAGACTTTCTAGGGAAGAGAGGAGTGGCTTCTTTAGATTTGCTTTTTGCGATTCCCAGAATAAAAGCAGAAAAAGCAAGAAGAACAGCCCATATCCCGGCGATAAATCTAGTCACATCACCACTGGCGCCATAATATTTGCTCAAATGAATAAAATCTTCGCCATGGTTAACATGTTTCAAAAAGATTGTAAAATATCCAGCTATAAAGGCAAAGATAAGCCTATATTTTAATTTTTGCTCGCGCTCAAACTTCTTCATGATTTTTATAAATAGGTAGGTTCCGGCCAAAAGTTCGAAATAATAGCCGCCTAAAGAGATAACAAAATCATTTCCGCCATAATAATAAACCGAGTCCCAGCTATGAAACCAAGCCTTTCCATTCGTAAAAAATGCGGCTAGAATATGGCCTAATTCATGGATTGGTGCAAGCAAATTGAGATCGCTTGACCAACCGCCAATAAAAAGGACTACTATAAACCAAAAAATGTTTTCAATTTTCTTATCTAATTTATCTGACTTATCTAATCTATTCATGGCATCCTCCTAATCATAGGATACCGCGCTAATAGAGATTTGTCAAGATATTTTTATTATTTTCACAAAAAATCGTAAGGATTCCAATCACTAGACTGTTGGGGTTCAGCTATACTAATGGGCTTATCAATTCTTTCTGCGTACCATAGGGCTATACCAACAGAGAGAACTAAGTCGTCATGAATGGCATCTCTAGCCGCTTCCATTGTAAGATTCCCCTTGGCAGTCATTTCATACTTAAAATTTTGGAGTTCCTTTAAAAAATGGTCAGCTAATCTGAGCTTCTTTGATACTTTATAAAGCCCATTTTGTAATAATATTTGTAAAACTGCAATAATATCCAATTTTGGGACATTAAATCCGGTTTCTGTAGTTCGGTACTCTAGGCCTGAAGTAAGTTTAATCAGAACAGGATTCAAGCCTTCTTCAACAAACATTTCGGCAACGGCTTCACCAACACCTGTGGCATCAATTACTAAAGCCGATTGGCCTTTTAGAACGTGGCTATTTAGGAAATTAACCATGAACTGGACTATATCATGATATGAAGTATCAAGAGGCGGTCTATAAAGGTATCTAGTAAGGTATAAAACCTTTTCTGGATAAAGATCATCTTGGAGCTTAGCCTCTTCTGGGTAAATAATTTTTCTCTCTGTTACAGAGATTGCTGTATAATCATGTTTTTTGCCTAAATCAACACCAACAAAATACTTCATACCTTGTACTCCTCCAATATCCCTTCTACATCTTCGCCGACATCTTCTACATCTACGTCTTGATCAAACAAAGCCTCAATGTCAGTAAAAGCATTTTCTAATTGTTCATAGCTAAAAACGGAATCCTCTGTCTCTACAAACTCACACAGGTACTCTTGCCTAAACCATAGTTCCCCGAGTGAAGCTAGCTCTTCTTCTAAAAACTTCTTTGTATGCCTTGGGCTGAAAAAACAGGTAACATTAGGAAACATCTCTTCAAGCTCTTCTTTGGTGAGCTCAATAAGTCTGCCATTTACTAGTTTAAAAGGCGGTCGTACAACAACCTTATTCCAATTGATGCCATTTGTCCATTCATTATAAAAGAATCCGCGCTTACCAAATGGCGTTGACATCAGAATTAATTCCGTATCAGCACCAACCATCATTGGCCTTACCGCTTTATAAGAGGCATCCTCCACCCTAGACGCCTCATCAATTATAATCATATCTGGCGCAGAATAAGACCTAACACTCCTTTCTGTTCCGGGCAACGCCACGATCCTAGAACCATTAACAAACTCCTTCTCAAATACAGTATCGTGTACTAAAGGCGGAAGGTCTTTGTCCAATCTCATAAATCCTTCCATTTTTTTCATTAGCTCGACTGACTGTGGCTGACTCGGACAAAGGATAAGAATCAAAGCCCCCGGATGATATTTGGCTCTTTTTATTGCTTTAGAACTAATGATTGTTGATTTACCTGATTGTCTGGCACTTAATAGAATCGTTCGCTTGTGCGTTTCGTCTAGAACGTATTCCTGCCAATCGAACGGATCAAATCCGAGAGATTTAAGGTAATCGACAGGGTCTAGAGCATCGGCCAAAGTCTTTTGAATCATGGCTTCAAGGCCATAGACACCGATTGCGTCATTGAGTTCAATTGTTTGATCTGGCTCGGCCAGTCTATTTAATCTATCTAATCGTTTTGATGGCATGGGCTATCTTTTTCCTCACTTCAGGTACGTCTTTAGTTGCTTCAAGAATTGCATGTTGAAACTTAAGAAATGTAGGATTGTTCATAATATTGATTTGAATCGATTTAATCTGCCCCTGAATTTTGGCCAAAAGCTCTAATTGATTGGTCAAAACTTTGGCAGTATCTAAGAGAACTTTTTTAATATCCGTAGTCTTGATTTCGATGTTATTAAGAGGGATGTCATTTTGTACTAGATCAATTAGCTCTTGTAAAGTAGCTCTTGCACTTTTGCGTCTTCCCGTAGCAGGATCGATTGTTTCATAGATTACTCTGATTTCTCCGGCTCTTGGGTCTAAAGTGTACTTACTCGGGTCTTCAGGATCGGTCAAGTATTCGTCGCAAGCATCATACAATTTTTTAGCCCGCTCTGTAATCGAAACAATAGCATTCCAGAGCTTATCAGCATCTCTAAGATCAGCCAAATCATGGGCGTTTTTAAGCCTGACTGGGAGCTTGTCGTCTCGATACTTAATAATACTTGCTTTTCTAATATGGTACTTTCTAGCGATTTCAGATACAGGAACACCTTTAATCAGGTCTTCTTCTATCTGTAATCGGTTTGGGTGTTTTTCAACTGCATACGGCCTGCTCATCGTCACCTCCAAAATTCCAATCTTCCGGCAAAAAATTAGAGGGAATTTATCAACCCTATAATCTCATCATCTAACTCATACTCACTCAACTTAACTATAAGCTGTGTTAAAGTATTATCAGGTCTACACCTCAATGTATCCCCTACTCTGTAAATATACATCCTCCTAGGAGCACCAACCATCTTCAAATACTTAGCCGGAATCGATAAGTAGTATAACCCATTAGCTTTATTATAGTTTACAGCATACTTTCCATATACTTCAATTAGGTCATTTTTTAGCCTCATAGTAATAGTATATCACATAAGGAATTATTAATCAAGCGTAGATGTTTGTAAAACCTTAATAAAATCTTGACAAAGCGGGTTAGGGCATAGAAATTGCACGAGTGGGGAGAGATGGGTGGGTTTCCACCCCCAGTGCGTCCAACTAGCCTCCCGCCCGGTCTTCCTCCATCGTCCTAGGCCGGAAATTTTCCGGCAAATCTTGTTTCCATTGGCGCCATGGGCTACGTGAATATGGAAGAATATACGGTTCCCCGTATAAATATGCACAAAAATGCTTCGAAATCCCGACCGGATAAAAAACCGGGAGTATAAATATGCAAAAATAGCTCAAAATAGCCTAGAATGGCCTAAATTGCACACGGATTGCCTAGGAATTGCACATAAAACACGCCTAAACACATCTAAACACACCTACTTCCTATACTCTCTACCAAAAACCATACCTACAACCACTTAAAAACTGTCCGAAATCACACCCAAAATCTCTCCCAGATGCACGAGAAACGCCCTAGAACGCATTTTCTAGGCTAGAGTAGTATAAACACACCACCAACCCGATAAAAATGCTCTATGCGAAGATATTTACGTGTGAGAGTAGGGAAGAAACAAGCACAAATAAGTTGTAAACAAAGCTGAATAAAAACTGCACACAATAATAGTAGACACGGGGAATACCCGGTACGCTTACTTGCAACAAAAACGCCGAATAAATGCAAGTAAATGCAGGATTTTGGCCGAGTAAATGCGGGTAAACGTACCAAAACCGAAAATAGGCGTACACCGATACATCTTTCCCGTTCCCGCTACGATTTCGCTATTTCCACACACTTAAGACACCACGATAAAATAGGGTGTATAAAAAAGTATACACCTACGATGATATTCTGAAAAGCAAACCAATTTGCACTATCTAAACCAGACTACACTAAACCAACTAGATTAACCAGACTAATCAAGCTATATTAAACATACTCTAGTCTACTACATTGAAACAATAGTGTAAGAAATGAATACAAAGGAATACTCTTTCTTTTTGCCGACAAGGAGCAATTTTCAATTTTGGCCGACAACTAAAAACTTGTTAAGTAAAAGAAACCTAATCTACGAATATTTTTTTAAAAAAATAAAAAAATATTGACAACATAAATAACATGTAGTATAGTATGGATAGAAAAGGGAAGGGGAAGAGAGGCTGGAGGCCAGAAGGCCAAGAGCAAACCTTCCCCGGACAAGAGAAGGGCGCCCCGAGGGGCAGAGGAAGCACAGCGACCCCGCAAGGGATCACCGTTGTGTGGAGTGGCTCTGTCGTGGTAGGGGCTGAAATAAAAGGGGAGGAGGCTAGTAGGCCGATTGAAGGGCTTTCGTGGAGAGCTCTTCAACCCGCCTATTAGTCCTGCCTTGGCTCCGGAAGTTGGATGCAATGTCCAGTCCCGGGCTTCCGGAGCTACTGCCGCACCGGGACAAAATTTTTAGAGGAGGAAGGAGGACGAGGATGAGAAAATATAAAGAAGTAACTTTTTGCCCGCATTGCGGGCGAGAGACAGAATGCCATTGGGTATCCGGTGAATCTTACCATGAAGAGTGCCTCTACGAGGTACTCGTATGCTCCGTCTGCGGGGAGGAGGTGCCGCAGAGTTTTAGGTGGAAAGGAGGGGAATAAAATGTATAAAGAAAGTATTTTCTCTCTTCAGGGCCTAGACAAGGCCCTTAGGAGTTTGTCCACGTCAACCGACGTGGACGTTATCTTTTCCTCCACCCTCTATAGGGTGGAGGGGAGGAATGGGTTCCACGGCACACTTGCCGTGGAAGAGCTGAAGGGGGGGGAGATACCATCCCTCCACGCAATGGTAATCAGAAACTATCGGTGGGCACTTTTGCTCACCGATAGTGAGGTAGGCCCTGAATGGGCCGTGATCACCCCACCACCATGGTGGGGAGAGAGGGTAGTCAAGCTAATCCCGACTACTCTCCCTATGTTTATCCAGAATCGTTTCTGGGACAAGGGACGACTTGTCCCAGAATCTAAGGTAATCATCACTCGTAAGAGAGTGGTGGTTACCTTTCCAGATGGGGGTGAATATGAACTTACCCCCATCGGGGGCCCCGACGAGTAGGGCCCCTATATCTTTTTTTGCGCTATAGCGTACAGTACGCTACAGTACGTTATAGTGCGTTACAGTACGTTGTACTGTTAAAAAACCTTAAACAAATAGGAGGATAAAATGAAAACTATAACACAAATTGGAATAACAAATCTCGGTCGGCCAGTATTTATTCTGGCTACCAAGAACAGAGTGCATATACTGAGGGATAAGTAGGTTAAGCGGGGTGCAACTCCCCGCTATCCCTATAGGTTGCGTCGCAACCTTGATAAAAACTTTAGTACGGAGGTACAAAAATGGATCTTGAAAGAGCATTGAAAAACCTAGAAGAGCGGAAAAGGTTAACAGAGAAGGGGAAGAAAGAGCTAGAACAGGTCTTTTCTCTTCTCCAGAAAAAACTCTCTGGAGAAAATCTTACTCTTCTTTCCAACAAACATGTGCCCCTAAAATGGGCACACTGGACTGGAGAAACCCATATTTATGGGGATACTTCACACCCGGACAGCCCGGGTGTAAAAATAGGTACTATCGACGGCGTCGTAGGCCTATGGGAACCGTCCGACTACTACGGCATGGATCGGTTTATCCCGACCTACGAAATTACTTACATTTCTTGGCCGAGATTAGCTGAATCACTTCAGGATTTTATCGATCAGCTTGCCAATCTTCCTCTTCCTACTGAGGAAGTGAACAAGCTAGAACAGATTAGAAAAATCCTAGAAAAGTAGGGGCTGTGCCCCTACTTTTTATTCTACCTATGAGGAATTTTACAGTACGTTTCAGTACGTTGTACTGTCAAATGAAACTAAATAAACAAGAGGGAGAAAATGCAAATACAAAATTTTAACAGAGCATTAGCCATAGAAGTATTAGGCGTATTTAACGGGGTATATATGTACCGGCAAGTTCCGTCGGGGAAGTCGTAATGCAAAATCCAATAAATGCTCTAAAATATATGTACGGTTCAGGGGAAATTACTCCCGAACTAAACTACACAAGAAAATATGGGATCATTCCCCCAGCAAACATAGAAATAGGGGTGGACGAAAACGAGTGGGTAGTAGCTTATACTTCCCATTCTGGGAAGCTTTATGTTATCCGCCAACTCGACCCTAACAACTTTCAAATTATATACCCAGTTAATTCGTCTGTAGCGGGTGGAATAGAAGATGCAGTAAAGAAATGGGAAAATGTAAACTGGGAAAAAGTAAAAGTTGCCATTTCCAAAATCAAAGCAGTATGTTCTATTTTTGGGGACGTATATATGCTACTTGTTGCACGCTACTTAGCGGGCTGGGAAAGTTTAGAGCAAGCTCACAACATGGCATTACGCAAAACACGAGCTTGTGAAGAGCCATACGGTGCATACACGGGAGAACTCCCGCAAAATGCACAGAAAGAGATTATAAATAGTCTTCATTTGCCTATAAAAGATGGGGAAGACTTTATCATCTATTATGCGTATGGAGACTATTTTATATTACGTATGGTAAACCATAATACCTTGGAATTTATATATAAAGTAAGATATTCAGAACTATCTGAGGAAATAAGAAAAATGGCAAAAGAATAAAATAACAAAACTTAGCCCGCTTTTATAGCGGGCATATAAAAATAAGGAGAACCAAAATGGAAATAACAAGAGAAATAAAGAAAAATTATCCTTATACACTGGAAGTTGTAGCAAAAGAGGGAACCATGCTTGAAACCTTTTGCTATGAAAAAACTTTTATAGGCTCAGAAATAGAGCCTATAAAAATATATGAACTTAATACAGAATATGAGAGGTCGATGTTTTCCGACCTTATTACTAGAAAAGGATGGCTGGTGGCTCAAGAAGGACAATACATCGTAATTGAAACAGCCGAGAAGAATAGGAAAAACAGAGACTTTGAAAATGAAACAGAAAAATGGTGGAGTGCATATACTCTTGAACCCCTCAAAGAAGAAATGCAAAAAAATGGCAAATATTCATTATCACTCCTTTCAGGCAACTTCACAGAATGGGAAACCCCAAAAGAAATTTCTATAGGCTCAGAAATAGAACCTATAAAATTCTATGAGAATGAGTTCCAAAGATACCCATACGTAGAATGGGGCGACGGGTGGACATATATAGTCCAAAGGGACTATGGATATATAATCCGCCAAAACGAAGTATACTATATAATAGTACAAATAAGAAAAGAAGAACCTCCAACAGAATATAGAAAACCGGAATACTCTTACTCTATAGTATTCTGTGAATTAACTATGTTCTCAAAACTTAGAGACAAAGAAGCTAAAATAGAATTTTTCAAAGTAAAACACAGATATGGGGAAATCTTTTCCAAAAAACTATTAAGAACCCCTAAGCATTTAATAGGGGAAAGGATAAAATACCTTTAATCAGGAGGACAATATGAGTAGAATTATTAATCTTACACCACACGAAGTAAATATTTTCGTTAAGGGGCAACGTGCCTTAGTTCTGCCGGCAAGTAACGATCCAGTACGTTTAAGCGAGAAAATAGAACAAGTCGGGGAGATTAACGGAATTCCTCTTTATAGGGTACAGTACGTTTTAGACAGGCCGCTTCCCGAACGACAACCGGATACTTTTTATGTTGTCAGCCGGCTGGTAAAGGATCACGCCCCTGACAGAGACGACTTTATTGTCCCGTTCCAACTGGAGCGGGCTTTAAATGGAGCCGTAATAGGCTCTAAATCATTTGCTTTATAGGAGGAATAGGATGGAAATAACAAGAACAATAGAAAAGAACTATCCATACACGTTAAAAGTTATAACAGAAGAAAGCACGGATATAGAAACATACTACCTCGAAAAAACGCTTATTGGCTCAGATATAGAGCCAATAAAAATATATGAAGCCATAGAAAAAGATGAAGGGGCTTTATATTCCGACTCAATCACCCGACAAGGATGGTTAATTTCCCAAAAAGGGAAATACATCCTTGTTGAAACCAAAGAACTGGACAGAATTGACAGAGACTTTCCTGACAGAACCGAAAAGTGGTGGCATGCCTATACAGTCGACATTATGACAAATCCAAGCTCCAGCCCAATCGTAGAATTTTTTACTGAAGGAACATGGGATAGACAATACAAATATTCACTAGAGGTACTTGCTGGAGAAAAAAAGGAAGCCCAATACTTTGAAGACGGATATTATGAAGAAGCAAAAGCCCCTCAAAAGCTTTTTGTTGGTTCGGAGCTAGAACCAATAGAAGTATATACGTATAAATATGAGGGATTCCCATATATATATGAAGGAGACAAAGACACATACACCGCAGAAAAAACCAGTGGTTATGTAATAAAACAAAAAAGAGAATATTACTTTATTCTCGCAAGGCAAGTGGGGGATAGGTATTGTAAAATAGAAGCCCCAGAAGATTGCCGGTGGGAATATGACTACTGGTTTGAGGCTTGCAAATTGAACTATCTCTCAGACTTTAGCGGGGAAATAAAAATAGAATGGGGAGGAATAAAATGACGTGGAACATTCTAAATTTTAGAAGAGAGAAAGCACAAAACATTTTGTGCGCATTCCAAGGCATATATATGTGTATTCTCGGAGCAGAAATTAGAAATGGCAAAACACTTCGGGATGCACACAAAGTTGCCATGGTAGGAGTAGAGTATGCGAACGAAAAGAAAGAATGGTGGAATGCTTGCGCGCAGGGTGAATATGCTGGAAGTGGCGGGAAAAGAGAAGAAGAAGCGAGGATAGAATACCTAACTCTATTCTCTTTACCACTTAGAGAAGATGAAGAATTTATTGCTTACACTTCCCATTCCAGAAAGCTGTATATTATTCATCAAATTGGAGAAGATACTTTTCAGATTATGTATCCGCCAAATTCTTCCGTGGCATCTGCCATGGAGAAAGAAGCACAATAGGCTCTAATTCGCTTTATAGGAGGAAATTATGACAAACAAACAGTACGTTCAAATCAAGAAAGCTATTCAAGATTTTACAAAAAGAAGTACAGATGCTTCAGTTAACCTTTCAGCTGTAAGTGAAGCAATTAAGGGGACACCATCAGAGAATTACTTAAGCATAATATTAAATTATGTTTCTGATGGGACGGGTATAGCAATGGCTAGAATCTTCGCCTTACTAGAACCATTTGTCCCAACAGAAATCCTACGCCAACTTGTCATAGGTGTGTGCATGGCCGTAAACCTAGCCGCAACTGACATCCCGGAATCTTTTATCACCGACATTAATTCCAACTAAGCCCCGGAAGGGGCTTTTTCTTTGTCTTCAAACCTCTGGTATTCTTTATTAAACTCCACATTAATCATCTTTGTTGCCCCATCTCGATTTTTGTCTAAACATAAAAACCACTCATTCAATTTATACTCTCCCGGTTCAGAGCCCTCTTTTTTCATGTTATAAATCAAAATTGCTACATCTGCGTCTTTTTCTATCTGAGAACTTTCTTGAAAATCGCTTAGTCTCGGCCTGCGTCCATCCGCATCTCTTCTAAGCTGTGCCGTCGCTACAATAGGGATATTAAACCGCCTAGCATAATCTTTAAGGGTCTTAGAAATATAGGCAACCTCTTCTCTTCTCTCTAGGCCTAAATGAGGAGCATAAATAAGCTGTAGGTAGTCTATCATTATGATATCACAGTGCAGTACGGTTACAAAATACCGGATTTTGCTAAGGACCTGATTTAAAATAAGGTTAGGCTCATCGTAGAAATATATTTTTAGTTCTGCCAGCCGGTTAGAAGTCGCCATTAGTTTATCGAGTGATTGCTTGCCTAAAATCCCGCCAAAAATATAACCTGCTTGAATATTCCCGGAAAACGAGAGAATCCGCATCATAAGCTCTTTAATTCCGCTTTCTAAAGAAATAATCCCTATAGTACGTCCAAGTTTTGCCTGATGTATGGCAATGTTTAAAAGGAGAGTTGTCTTCCCCTCACTTGGCCGACCGCCTATATAATACAGTCTTTGTCTAGCATCTCCAATTAAATATTTATCCAGCCCATTAATTCCGGTCTTCATTTCGAGAGTCTCTCTATCCTTTAAAACTCTAACCTCGATTTCTTCAACAGTCTCTAATAGTGCCTCTCTAATGCTCTGCACTTTATAGATATTTGTCTCTGTCTGAATATCTTCAAGACCATGATAGACCTCTTGAATCAATGTTGAAAGCTCACTTGACCTTAATTTAGTCTGAATCTTAGCCATTAAGTTTTCAAACTGTTTAAAGTTATAATAAGTAATAAGGTGTTGTTGATAATATTCAAAATTGGCGTCGGTCGGAATAGAGGTAATTTTCGCAAGATAAGCGGAATATCGGCTTCCAGTACGTTCATTTAAAATTATAAGATTAGGCTCTAAGCCATCGTTCACAATTTCTATCACTGCCTTAAAGATTTCTTTGTGTAAGTCTTTGGTAAAATGTACTGCATCCAGTTTACTTTTTGCCAAAAGATCAGGATTGTTGATTATCTGTCCTAACAGAACAGCTTCATATTCATGTAATGTCTTAATGTCAATCATTCGCCTCTTTTAGCTCCTTCCACTTTAGAATTAGTTTATAATAGGCATCAGGACTGCGTTCGAATATATCCCAATCCTCGGCTAACTCAACCCGTCCCTCCGGGGGCAATAAAGTAGGATCAGGAAGGAACTTCCCATGCTCATAAGTTCCTATTACCATTCCGCCTTTAACTACTTCGTTTGGCGCATGAGTTTCAGCTTCCATTTCTTCAATTACTCTAGGCCAAATGCCCTGTGAGTTGAGGATTGATGGCAAAAGAGGCTGTTTTTGCCAAAAAGCACTGGATTTGTGAAGTTTCACAAAGGTATCAATAATCCGTTTAATGTATTTCTTGCATCTCTCTAAAATCTCTTCATATTCCTTACTATTTTTGTCAGGAATAGGTGTCACTGGCTTACAGGCCTTAATCGTACGATCTACCAACTTCGATATATGGCTACCCTCCTTCTTGTAGCTACTTCCTTTGTCAAAGTCACCGTATAGCTTCAAGAAGGTGAGTTTGATAAAGGAAGTTAGGTCTTTTCTTAGAGAGAGTAAGTTTTCAGCCTGAGGTACATTCTGTGAATGTGCCTCAACTTTGTTTCTATCCCCTATATCTCTTATTATATTCTCTATATATATATTACTCTGTTTCGTATTTTCCGAATACCCCCCCTTCGTATTTTCCGAATACCCTATCCGTGAATCCCGTATATATCTATATGCTACATGCAATATTCGTTGTTTTGTTTGCCCATTTTCTTTGATATAGCTTGCATTTAAATATTGTTTTTTAATTAAAGAATTGATTATTTCACTGCATCTACTTGGGGAAAGCCTAAATAATTTAGAAAAGAATTTATTAGACGCATAACATCCGTTGTCATTATCTAATGCGTTAATTTCGGCCAAAAAGATTTTTTCCATCCAAGTTAAATCTTCTGCTAGCCATATTTCTTTTGGAATCCACACTCCCTTAAAAGCATATTGTGGATTTTCATTCATCTGTTCTGTATCGAGTATTTCCATTTGGTGAATAAAATACTTTGCCATAATATCCTCCTTAACAAAAAACCCTACATAGGCAGGCGTTCTTGGGGAACGGGCGGAGGCAAGGAAAACCGCCCTTACCTGCCTACATAGGGCTTCTTACATTGACCCTTGCCTTTTTTATTTTCGTTCCCCAAATCTATTATACTATAAAAACCGGCCAAAAACAAGCCAGTCAAGCTGTTGGAGTCGTTGAAGCGAACGGGATTTGAACCCGTGTCTTTTGGCATTAGGCCAAAATCGAACCATTTTCGCCCCTTATAGGATAGTACCGATTTTTCTTGCGATATATCTTATCATGCTTAATCAAAACTCTCAAATCGAACCGGACTACATGATTCTTACTGTCTACTTTTTCATACAGCTTAAGAACTTTTGGCAAGTTTAAAAGCTCATGTACCATAAGGCCGGGGTTTTCTCTAACTATTTCTAATAGCCCGGCTCTTCTATTATGTACTTCTTCTACATCGCCAAAAGTCTCTTTTAGTTTCAATTTATAGCCTGTTGGATAAAAATGGTGTTTATAGCTGTAGATTTTTCCAGAGTCTAGTAATTCCTCGGTATAATATCTTACGTTATTCTCTGAAATATGGAGTATTTGTGCGATTTTGGGATTGGTAATTCCCGGCCGAGAACAAATAAGTTCATATATTTTCTTAAATCTATGGTTTTCATTTATTCTTTTTTTGCCGGGATAATGAACTTCAGGTTTGATTCCGTAATAAAACTTATAGGAATCACCTGTAATTTTCTGAGGTGGATCATAAAAGCCGGCATATCTATAGTCAATTATTGCTGGAATCATGGCTATCTCCTTGTTTAAAAATAAAACATGAAAGAAGCCAAAAGAGCGAAATAGAAATAGGAAGTAGTAAAATAAAGGTTATGATTACACCGATAACCAGTTTAAGTATCATAATAAGACCTCCTCTACTCGTTTCTTTCAACTATAATTCTAATTTAAAAACTTTTTATATTTTGATTTTTCTAAATAGCCTTAATATAATTTTCAATTTCATTTTCAATATCATCTAATGTGGTAATATTAGTTCCTTTAATATATAAATAATATAAAAAATTAAGCACCGCTGTTTTTATATCAGGTTGAAAATCATCTTCTTCACAAAAAGTCTGTTCCCAACCCTTTTCACAATGTTTTAAATCTGCTCTATAATTTTTACATACTAAACAATATTCAGTTGGTTCAAAATACATATAAGACATTTATTTCACTCCTCTTTTTTCATTTATTTTAATCACCCTTAGCCTCCTCCTTTTTTATCCATTCCTCTAAACACTTAAAAGAGCAAAAATGAAGCTCATCTTCAAAAGTAATAAAGTGACTATTTGTGTTGGCCGTACCATCTTTGTTTCTGCCTTTAGTATATGTAACTTTAAACTCGCAATTCCCAAAAGTAAAAATAATCCACCCGTATTTATCATAGTAATCATCAGCTAATTCCCCACAATTCTCACATATATAAATCGTTTTCCTCATATTTTTACCTCCTCCAATAATTTTACTTGTTCCCACATTTCTGTGCCTGTAGGCCAATCATCTCCAAAAAATGGTAAATGAAAATAACTTTTCTGCACAAAAGCAATTCCTCGTTTCCCCCTTAAAGGCGTTTTATTTAAGACTTCGCATCGGAAGATTTTCATAGTTTTCCTATTAATTTTTCTAGCATATCTTTTTGCATTTTCTAAAGAATCAAATACTAACAAATGATATTGCTCTTTTCGCAAATACGTTGGAGCTGTTACAAACTCCCCAATTTTATATGTTACCTTTGCAGAATATTTCGCAAAAGCCGATGTATAACCTTTTTTTGTTTTCTTGACTACTTTATATCTGATTGGCATTTATTTGCCCTCCATTCTTCAATAGCTTTATGACAACAAAGCGGTTGCCCTAATTCCGCATCAGGGTCATTCGGGTCTTCGTTAACTTCCCAAGTTCGCCTACAATAACTACAAACTTCTTCTGTATCACAGTCAAGATACACATTGCCAACGTCATCAATGTGACGTTTTATTTGTTCCATGATATCCTCACACATTGCTTTATAACGAGCTTCTCGTTTTTCTTCATCTGGTTCAATTGCATAATCAGAAATAGAAGCTATCCCGAAATTACCTAATCCACGAGGTTCTACTACTACTCGCCAATTAAATTGTTTTGTTATTTTCATCTATCCCCCCTCCGCATTTAGCCATGGCTTCAGTTTCAACAAAAGGCTATGATTATCTTCATGGTTTGGTAGTTCATTCCGCAAACAGCCATAATAAAGCCCATTATACTTGAAAAATATGAGTGCCTTGACAGGCGCGTCTCCAGGAAAAGCACGCACCACCATTTCTTTCGGTTCTACCTCTAATATCATTTGTTCCTCCTTAATTGTACTGCATTTATGATTACTGGGATATTTGCCAGCGGCGAGGACTCGAACCTCGCATGGTATCCTTTATTTGCGGCCACTCGGGACAACATTTGAAGGATACCAGCCCCGCTTGCGTCTCCCTCTCCGCCACACTGGCACAATTTTATTCCATTAATTTGTTAACATATTTTGCAAATTTTTTTAACTGCATAGCTTCTGTAGCAAGTTGTTCATTTAGTTGTGTTTTTATTTCTTCAAACAAATGTAAAATTATATTATAAATTGCGCCTTTGAAAAGTTGTTTAAATTCGTCTATATTTTGAGCTAATGTTATGCTTAATTCTATTTTATTGTCTTGTACTTTTATTTTATATGTATCACTGCGGTAATATGTATCATTAATGCATCTATTGATTTCTTTTATTAGATGTTGTAATTTTTCTAATCTTTCTAAATGTTGTATTATTTGACTCATTTATTTTCCTCCTCTTGTCATTTATAATCTTTTCAGTAAACATTGTTCTAATCTCATTGTCCAATGAGCTTGCGCTTTATTTTTGCCATCTTCTAGAGATTTGCATCCAAGGTGTTGTTCATTGTAATACTCATCAAATTCATATCCCCAATACCATTGATTCTCATGCTTGTAAATTTTATATTCTCCAAAAGGAGTCATTGCTATATATTCTTCTCCAAGTCCTTTTATCCATTTTAAGGGTTTAATCATATAAACTGTTTCTTTTCTTTTATACATTGCTTACTTTCTCCTAATAATTTTATTCAATTTTATTATATTCTATTTCTAAAGACCAAAGTAAAAATTCAAATATCACACACCATTTATAAGTTGTTGATTCGCTTCCAAGTAATAAGTCTATACTAGGAATAATCCCAATCATTGAATAATCCTTATACATATTCCTAGCTGTAATTACTGTCTTGCCTAGTCTTAATTGCATAGTTGCTTCCTTAACCAGTTTTTTTTAAATTGTTCAATAATTTGATTTAGATCGTCTATACAGTTAGAAACCCCGTCGATATAGCCACTATTGCGATAAGGTATGGACGGGTCTTTTGCTATTTGACTGATTTCTTCATCCCATTTAGATATTAGAGTTTCTAGTTTAGTTATTAAAACATCCCTGTTGGCCGAGATATGAGAATTAATATGATTAAAAAGTGCAACGTAAGTATTTAATTTGCCTTGAAGGGTTTCTAAGGATTCGGTTAAATAATAGTTTCTTTCAACTAAGGCGATGTTTTCTTCTTTAATTTCTTGATTAACTTTATCAAGCATTCTTTTACGCCAGGAAAGGAAGGAATTAAGGTAGCCAAAACCGTAGCCGACTAAGAAGATTAAAAGCGTTATTCCACCGGCCAAGATAAAATAACGTTGGGAATAAATAAATCTCCATAAATCAATCATTTTATCCTCCTGATTCTATGTTATATCATTAAAAATGATTTGTCAATATTTTTTTCTATTTTTTCTTAAAATACTTGATTTCTTTCTTTTTTTGTATTATTGTATGGTCAAGGAGGTAGCAATGAAATACGACAAAGAATTCTTAAATGCTTTAAAAGAATTATGGGAAGACCTAAAGAACCCCATAGCCAACGAGACTAATCCTTACTACGACTCCAAGTATACCCCATTGCCCGATCTTCTGGATTATATTAAGCCAATCCTTTTAAAACATGGCTTTGTATTAATCCAGAAATTTGGCACGCCGTCAGAAAAATTCATTAATATCGTAACAGAGCTTATTCATCAAGACGGCCAAATAGAAACATCTCTTTTAGTTCCAATTGAAGGGGCAACACCACAGAAACTTGGCCAAGCCATTACTTATGGAAGGCGATACAGTATCCAAACCATCCTAGGAATTGCGTCCGACTTTGATGATGATGCAAATGTTTTTGAACAACCTTCTTCTAAGTTATCTAAACCAAAAAGAACAGAAGAGGAATCTCAAGCCAACCCTGCACTTATAGAAGCGGCCAAGTTATTCGCAGAAATTGTTGGAATTGTGAACAAAAAGAAACTTCAGGCTAGAGAAAAGGCTAAAATTATGGATAGGGTAAGAAGTAATAAGGAAAACGCAGAAGAGCTTAAAAAAATCTTAAATGAATTAAAAGGAGAAAAGAATGAAACCGGAACTAAGACAGGAAGTACAACCGGCAATGTTGACCTCTTCTGATATAGAAAAAAAAGTTTTAAACCTAGTTATCGATGACCCGACTGATTTAAATATTGCTTATGGGTTGTTGTCAGAAATTAAGGCCGAAATTGAAATAAGAAAAGAATATTTTAAGCCTAAAAGACAAAAAGCCAAACAAGTTCATGATGATTGGGTTGCGGCAGAAAAAAAGGCCTGTCAAAACCTAGAACAGGCCAAGAGTATTTTAATAGCCAAAATGAAAGCTTTTATAGAAACAACAAAGAAGATGCTTGAAGAACAATATCAGAAAGCCTTAGTTCAGGCTAAAGAAGAAGGGCTAAATCCAGCTTTAGTACCAAGGCCAGAATTGAGAACATCAGTAAAGACTAGAAAAATTTATAAAGCTGTTGTAAAAGATTTTTCTAAACTTCCCGATGAATATAAGCTTCCTGATATGACAAAACTTAATAAACTGGCTAGAGATTTAAAAGATCAATTAAATATTCCCGGAGTGGAGGTTGAAATTGACTTCACAATCATTTAAATTATCTGAATTGCTCGAATTATCTAAGTTAGCAAATGATATAACATTTAATGCCGAGAATCACATCTATAGTATTAATGGATCAGTTTTACCATCTGTTACAACAATGCTTTTGGATTTAGGATTAATCAATACTAAATATTTTAAACAAACTGATGCAGAAAAAGGCCATCGGATTCATCATTTATTAGAATTATTAGACCAAGATAAGCTAGATTGGGAAAGTTTAACTGATCCTGAACTTATTCATGTTCAAAACTGGAATACATTCAAATTAGATTATGGAGTAGACATTCTAATGATTGAACAACCTATCTATCATCCAATATATTTATACGCAGGAACAATTGACAGATTTGCGCTAGTTAAAGGCAAATTAGCTGTTATTGATATTAAGAGCGGATATCCAATGACTTGGCACCAGTTACAACTTGGGCTTTATGGCATGATCGTTGAATACGTATTAAAGCAAGAAATTGAAATGTATGATGTGTATACAAAAAGATATACTGTAAGAAAAGTTCCAAGAGAGATTTATAATGTTTGTGAAGCAGTTTTAACGTTGTGGAGATGGAAGTATGAAGTTTGATAAAGTCTTTTTCAAAGGCAAGGTTATCAAACGTAAAGATTTTCTGGCCTACCCGGAGAAATACCCAACTGTAATCTGCCTAGAGGTAGATACAGACTGGTGGTATCCTGTTATTAACTTTGGTAAAATGGGGGAATTGGATAACCTTGCCATTAAAATAGAACGCTGGGAGGAGGGCTTTAAAGAACAAGCTAGGCGATTCTACTTTGCTGTTAGGGATCGCCTAACTGAAGCTATGGGAGATACTTCCAGACATCACAAAGATCATCTTCATAAGGAGGCAAAAAAAGAATGTGGATTATACCACGATAATGGAACTTTAAAGAGCTTTAATGAATTAAACAAACGTGAAGTATGGCTATTAACTGAGGTCATGCTTAGATGGGCTGAAGAAGCAGGAGCATATATAGATGACTTGGTTCCAATGCACAGATATCTAGGCCATATTGGAGGAGTACATGGGGAAGAAAACGAGAAAAACAAAAAAAACAGCTAGACAAAGAGCAATAAAAAAAGCTGATGATGCTTTTAGTCTTTATATTAGAACACGAGACAAAAGATGCGTTTTGTGCGGCAAAGAAACAGAACTTACCGCAGGACATCTAATAACTCGTAGCAGGTGGAGTGTTAGATACGATGAGGATAATGTATTTTGCCAATGTACATCATGTAATCTGAAACATGAATATTATCCTGAGATTTTTACAGCTTGGTATATATCCAGATTTGGAGAAAAAAAGTATGAAGAACTTGTAATAAAATCACAACAGCCTAAAAAGTATACAACACAAGAACTTTTGGAACTGGCAGAATATTACAAAGAAAAAACTAGAAAACTTTTACAAGGAGGCAACGATGGTCAGAATCAAAGTTAAGTCTTACAAAGTACAGAGGCATGGAGCAAGAGGGACAATTGTTACAATACCCAAGTTTTGGCTTGATAATAATGGATTAAAACCCGGCGATCTTCTTGATATGTATATTCGTGAAGATGGTGTAATCGAAATAGAACCGCCTAAGTTTAAGGAGGGTACGAATGACTAAAATAGGTGCATTATGGATTAAACAGTCAAGTAAAGGTGATAAGTTCCTAAGCGGGCAGTTAGAACTAAACAATAGAAAAATTAGAGTACTAGTATTCAAAAATAAACGCAAGAATCAAGGAAAATCACCAGATTATTACATTTATCTTGGCTCAGATAGAAATCAGGCTGATGATTTTCAAGACGATATCCCGTTCTAATTATGTATTGCCGAGCAATCGGTAAAAATATAGTTTTTGAGTTTGACGCTCGTGGATTGACTGAGGCAGAAAGATACGTACGTAAAGCTAGACGATTATACCATCTATTCAGAGAAGACCACGAGGTTAAAATAGAAGTATACACGCCTAATGCCGGAATAAAGACTAAGAGCGTTTTCTTTTCCGTACCTTCTGCCAATAAATCTTAGCCGCTACTTTTCGTCCTATCTCTGCTGAACCATACCTTTTAGCAGCCTTACGAGCTATCTTGGCAAAATTACCTGTCTTATAATTTCTGCCAAGCCGTTTTACAGCAGCTCTGCCTCTAGCCCCTTTGGGTTTCATTTTCCTAGCCACGTTTCCTCCTCCTTCTTCCCGCCCCCCGTTTTGGCAATTCGGAGATTTTATGCTTTCTCCAATTCTTGCCAAAGTGTCTCTTTAGTCTTTCTAAATCACTTCTTGGCCTGCCATTTGGCATAATATCCTCCTTTATGCTTCTTTAACCCATGTTGCCATACTTCCGGGGTAATCTATTTGATAATGGAAATCAAATTCCATTAAATAAACACCATCATTTAAAGTATCTTCATTTGCACCTCCATCTCTAAATAGCCTACATATTATAATACTACTTATTTTCTTTCCTCGTCCATCAATTCTAACAATATCCGTTGCCATGTGAATATCTTGTCCCCAAACCGGAGCAGATACTCTAGCTATTGTTGTGTTATTAAAAGAAGAACCAACATTGGCCCAAGTATATTCTAGCCCCCATACTACATTCCCTGTTTCATTAGACGGATTAATCCAATGAATATGCGCTTCTATAGCAGTTCCTTCTTTATAACTATGCGGAAGTTGCCTTGAGAAAAAGAGTTCATTCGTGACATTTTTATTAAACTTCCAAACAACAACTCCAAAACTTGAGGAAGAATCATTGATCAATCCTGCGACCCATGTAGGAGAATTATAAAGAGTCATATCATACCCAGTACCAAGTGTACACCTATTGTCTACAGTTGACCCGGAACCTTCATTGAACAGAAAATTAGCCACTACATCAGTTGTCTCTGTTATGCTTGTTGGCAAAGAAGTAGAACCGTGTCCATTATTATATCGTTCCGCTACTTGATCTGCGGATAACGTTACATTATAAATGGTAATATTGTCTATTATTCCTTGATAATATTGCCCATCTCCATCATAGCCTATATAAAACGGAGATGTGCTTGCTCCTAAAGTATATCCCCATAGTTTACGCCTGATCTTTTTAATTCCATTCACATAAATAATAACAATACTGTTGCTCCCAGATAGCTTAACAGTAACTACGATGTGTGTTGTAGCGTTGTTAAGTAGAGCATTGCTTACCCATATATCCCAACTGTTAGCAATAGAAACTACTAGAGAATTGTTTTGTTTGCTAATTTCAAAATATCCGTCTCGATATAACATCATACCTAAAGACCCTTCTGGTTTCGTCCAAAATTCAATAGAATAATTCCCAGGAGAAGTGTCTAAATTGTCATAGTCTAAAACTTCACCATACTGGGTACTTCCGTTTAACTGGATGGCATAAGAAGAACCACTAGAACCATCCGTTTTATAAATCACTCTTTCAGGGCTTCTGGCTCCAATTTCTGAAACGTTAGCCGGATTGACTCTTAAATCGTCCCATACTTCAGCCCATTCTGGCGTTAAATATCTTCTTTTCATGTTTCCTCCTCAAAAATAATGGCTCTAAGCAAAAGGAGGTAATTAATTACATCTGCAATTCTGCCATCTATATCTTTATAATTCTTGTTTTTTATAGCCCAATTAATTGAATCCCAATGTTTCGTAGCATAAACCATTGCCACGATTTCTGGCGTTGTTCCTGTTTGTTTGGCAATCCTTTTAAAATTGTCCAATCTGTCCGAACTATTAGCATATTCTCTGCCTTTCCCTTCACCCATTTTTAAAGTGTCATCCATAAACTTTCTAGTAATTAAGTCATATTCTTTAAAAGTCATATTCCCCCCTAAGAGAAAATAAACTGTGTTTTAAGTTGTTTGTTATGAAAATCATGTTTTATAAATACACCTCCCGCCGATTGTATCCGTCTTAATTGTTGTTCGCCAAAATTATATCTATAGCCTGTGTTAGAGTCTGTCTGGTCAAACTCTTTTAGATAACATCCAGTTACAATACCTCTGCGTTTTTTTATAACTATTTTATCTGATTTATTCAAAGATATTATATCGGCAGAACCATCAAATTGGTAATTGTGTATATGAGCTAGCCATATTAAATTGGCATCTATATATACCTTGCGCCTGTTTAAAGAAATCATTCCTCCTGTAACCTCACCTCCTGAACCAGTTCCGTGATTATACCAGATTATATACGTTCTGGTAGATCGATGTGAACCATATCTAAAAACCTGTTTTATAAAACCGCTATATCCTGCATGTCTTATCAGGCCATATTTGTTAACATCTCGTTCACTGTTTAATAGATAAATCAGCCATTGTATGGGATCTGTACCTGAATGTTTGATTATAGCTGTTTCATGATTACCTACACCAATTAAGTCTATATGATTGGCATAAGGTCTTAAGATTTCAAAGGCTTCTTGGATATTGTCGTCTATAATTTGTTTCCCCGGTTTGTCTTCGGCTTTCGTATAACGCCTTAGATCTCGTGTCGTAATCAAACGCATTACGTCGCCATTAATGTAAATTCTTGCATTTAATCTAACAGCTTCGTCAAAATCTTGTTTAAATCTATCTATATCAAATAGCCTATCTCCTATATGTAAATCAGAGGCCAAAAGGAACCAAAATTCTTTTTGCTCTGAATAGTCAAAATCAAACGTATTAACATCCAATATTATACCTCCTCACTAATAACTTGTAACATCTCTGCGCCACAGAATGGGCAGTAGTAAATCTCTTGATACCATAGGTCTCTATTCGATAAAACTACAACTTTAAAAACTGTATTACAATATAAACATTTATATTTGACTACCTCTTCATCATCATTTATCATGATCGTCTTCATTCCTAACAACCGATAGTTTCGAGCAATTTAAAAATCCTCTTACTATGTAATTTCCCATACCTAACAGTTCTACTGCATCCCATCGGGTCATAGGTAACAACCCCTTGACCATTCCCCGCGACAAAGTGCCTAATCCCATCATATCTCCATTCTAATATTTCGAACTCATTTCTCTGACATTTATAATCAGGCGGGTCATGTCTGTCGTGATAAATAACTGGCATTTTTAAGAATTCAAAAATAGCTTGTGGATTTAATATTTCGCATTCTTCATTTATATATCCAGCCAATAAAAGCTTATCATAAATCCCATTAATAATATCAGGCGATACAGGCAGATTGGTAAACTTGTTCACAAACCAAAAGATTGACATCAGATAACATCCCCATTCTTGTATTTCTTTTCGCAGTCTTGGGTCTTTTTGAAGAATCATGACAACCTCCGTTTAAAAAAACATCTTTTTTACAAGTATGCCTAATATGATTACATAAAACCCAAATAGGATCCCAACTTGCCACTGAATTTTATCCAGCCTCAGGCCAAAACCATTAAATACTTTCCGTTCCACCTGTTGCAGTCGCTCATCTAGTTTTTGTGCTTTGTTCTTATTCTCTGATATTTGGCCGGTCAAACGCTCTTCGATTTCTCGTGCCACCTCTTTAGCTATTTTTTTAGCAATTAGTTCAATATAAGATTCCTGATACTTAGTTAGAGTGGGTTGTTCATTGTTCATTTCTTGCCTCCATTTTTAATAGACATTACTTTCTCTACTGTTCGGCCGCCTATATAGCCTGTAACGCCAAGGGTTAATAGCCACCAAAACTGGGACGGAATATTTTTAACTGTTTCGATTGTTTCTTTTGGGATTACCCCAAAAAAAATGAGATTAATTATTACTGCAAAGTCTACCATTAACAATGGCCTCCACATTCTCTGAAGCCATGATTTGCCTTGAATTTCAGATGTAACAGTCTGAGCCTGATATTGGAGGAGCGTGTTAATAATATCCATAGCCTTACTTAACAAGTCAGCCCTTTTCTCAGGCGGGATATCTCCAGTAATTGCAGTTCGTACATCTTTGATTAAATCCCCCACGCCACTTGTAGCGTCTTTTACTGTTTTGCCAACATCAGGCTTTAACCAATCAAAAAACCCCATTTTAAGCCTCCAATGATTTAAAATAACTATCAGGCATGTGCTGCTTTATTGAAAACTTCCACCATTTCTCAGGTTCCCCAATATGTTTAGTAGCAATATTTTTCATATACCAAAACGGTAATTGTGGA